GGTCTCTCCAGCGGGAACCACAATACCACTTCCGGCTGCGGTTTTCACTGTGACATCAAATGCGCCGGCGGTGCTGTTCTTCACCCAGTAATTGCCAACCGCAGTTTTGACAATGAGGTTTCGGTTTGCCGGTATGGTTCCCACACACTCGATAACGGGATTGCGCCCCTGTGCCGTGGAAAGCGTCACATCAGCAGAGGCCAGTGAAACTTGAATGAACCCAGCAAGAGAGGTGTCAATATTGGTTATCGTGGTGTTGAGAAACCCGCCCCAGGTATTGTTGTTGCCGCCAACGGTCTGTATGCGCAGATCCAGGCTGGTTGTGAATGTATCGGCCATGTTTGGTTCCTACCTGTTTTCCCAGTATTGATTGACGTGCTGGGCTTGGTTCTCGATATCCACCAGCGAGTTTGCCCCAAATATTTCCATCTCTGCGGCCTTCATGTGAAAGTCTCGGTTTGCCGTGTCTTTCTTGAAATCGTAAGCATGCGCAGTGCAAGCGTGCCGCATCAGCTTGGGGTGTTTGGTTGTTAGAAAATTGGTTTCATTTGTCGTGGCAACCAGCGGCGCCGGACGCTCATAGTACCAGAGTCGATACAGATAGTTCACATCTGCCTCAGTGTTGAACCGTATCGTGCTTTCATCGATCATGCATTCTGTTGGCACGCCTTCGTATGCATTTCCGGTATCATCTGTCGCGTAGCGCTGCTCAAACTGCTCTTCATCGAAATACCGGATAACGCCCTTGGAATCACCAGCGCGATTGAAACTGATCAGCTCCATGTATCTCGGCGCCACAGTATCAAGATCAAGCGATGTTGCGCCGTCCAGAATACTCCCCTCAGAGAGCTTGCGCATCTCTCGAACACGCAATCTGTTGTAGACGTATTGTTCTGCCTCGGTAAGCACCACACTGGCCGGCACAGTACCATCATTGACCCATTGCTTTATTGAGCCTTCAACGGTCTTGAGGCCAGTCAGTGTGGTGTAATCCATGTTCAAATCCTATTCCGGGTTTGTTTCAGGTGGCTCTTTGATCACCGCAATTGCTTCTTCTTTGTTGTTCACCTGGACATTGAAGCGTTCCAGAATGGCCGCTTTCACGGTGAAGAAACCTTGCTTGTTGGTGCCTTCAACCCAGCCCTGAAAATCAAAGTCGGCATGGGTATTTGTCTTGGTTTCCCCGCTTGGATCTTCGGCCACAAGCTCGTCTTCCGGCTCGTCTTCTTTGCCGGTTACTCTGACCTGACCAAGCTTTACCGCCCGTTTATACTCATCATCGATGGTAAACAGGTGGGTGCCACTGCTGTCATAATAATGCCCGTACTGACAGTGCGTCGCGCCTTTGTGTGCGGGTGAAATTTGCCCGACAGTATCGGGGTCTTTCAGATTTATGCGGGGTGTCGACATTAGTTTGAGTTCCCCTGCTTTGCAGAAGCACCCTTGATCGAGTGGGCCAGAGAGGCGCCACCACCACCAAATGCACCATCACACTGACGGCGTTCTTCAGAGGCCGGACCAACCATATCAGAACGATCCATGCCAAACGGTGTTTCGCACCGCATGCCAAGCTTCGCGCTCATTTCCTTGGTTCCGTGATTGTAACCAGATTTCTCTTTCATTTTGCTCTTTCCCTTCGAGTTGGAGCGGTTCAGAAAAGACTACTGTGCCTTTTCGGTGAACGGATCGGCCAGTTCAGTCATAAGACCGTCTTCGGGTCGATCCGCCATGCTGATCGTCTTGTAGCCTGCCCTTGCCATTGGCATGCCGTCAGACACACGGCCCTGGCGGGAACCATCTTCTTCCCCGCCTGAGCCTTCGGTTTTGATGAGGTAGCGACTATCGCCACCCATTAGTCATCCCAATCGATAACCATGAAGGGGATGCCAACACCGGCAGGCGTGCCGCCGGTTGGCGCCGTCACATGCAATGCGAACACGGAATCTGCCGGAATATTCGGAGGCAACAGTGTCTCCGCAGCAATAATCTGATCCAATGTTTGCGAGTTGCGAAGTGACGCACCACCACTGTCAATGGCGGCTGTGCCCATACCGACTTCTTCGGCATAAAGGTCGGCGTCGGCAACGCTGCCCACTGATACGTTGCAAGGCAGCGTGTCTGTGGTAAAGGCTTCGGTCACATGCACAATACCATAATCATGCACCCTGCCCGACTTTCCCATTGGCCCGAGAACGGCAAAAACTTCGCCGCCGGCACCGCAGTCATGTGCGCCAAACATATACATCTGGCGATTTGGGTTGCTGTAGCTCATTTTAGTTTCTCCTGTGAATGAGCGTTGAATTGCAACCAGTGCGGGACTTGCCCGCCCTGATCAGTTAAGCGGCAGAATCCCACTTGAGGATACGTCCGTTCGCAGCGTCAGGATGCACAATGCCGAAGCCTTCGAGTGAATACCAAGCCATGCCGTGGTCGCGACCGTAATCGCCAGGGATCTTCGCCCGCAGTTCAAGCGGGTGGACGATCGCCTCCTTGACGGTATCGCGGCCGGCAAAGAATGCCCAACTGGATTCTGCGTTGTTCCAGGGGTCAGCGGTGCGCGACTGTGCACTGAAGGTTGTCGTGTCGTTAGCGCCACCCTTTGGAATGTTGTTCTGCTCGACAAACCGGAATTTATCGAACCGGCCGATTTCGCCACGCATGATCTTGGCGTAACCGGTTTCAACATACTGGTTGATGGTTTCCAGATCGTTTTTGAACGTCCGGAATGTGGTTGGGTGCGAAATCGAAACGTAATCATCGTTGCGATAAGGCGGGATATTGCGCTCAGCCATCGTATCACCGATCGCCTTGACGTGATCCTTGCGCATCGCAACATTGTTCGTGGTCGCGGTAGCACTGCTCGTGGTCAGGGTGACGGCTGTTGTTGATGTTCCGCCTGATGGTGCGATACGGAGCGGGGTTGCATCAAAGGCGTCGTAGGCTTCTGCATCGAAACAGTGAGCCGCGTCGTCTTTCAGAACCTGCTCGATGACTTCCACAATCTCATGCTTGCCCAGTTTGGTGACAAGCTCGGTGAAAGGCACTGAACGTCCGTATTCCTGCACAGTCAGTTGATTCTGCAGGATGGTGAAGTTTGCCTGCGGAATTGGATTGAATTCCGAAAGCCTGTAGCTGCTGGGCGGCGCCATGCGCTGGTAAACGTTCCAGTACCATGTTGAGCCCTTCCGCAAGCCCATGCCTGATGCGTCTTTTGCATCGCACAGCATGCGGAATTTGGTCAGCGCCCGCACAGCCATACGCAGAACCTTTGACAGTTCTGGCGCATAGGTGTAGCCGCCTTCCGAGTTGGTTGTCCAATTGACTGATGCCATTGGGGTGTTCCCTTTTCAAAAGTTGATGAAAAAGGGCCTTAGATCGCTGGGTTTCCCCTTGCTGCCTGCTCTTCTGCAACAATGTCTCCTGTGGATTGCACAGAGGGTTTTCTTTGCTGTTCAGTTGCAGGGGCTTTCGATTTTGGGCCCGGCTGCTGCAGCGCGTTTTTTTTGCGTTCAGTACGATCGGTGGTTTCAGGCACCTTGGCGGGCCAGAGATTGGCCTCGGCAAGTCTGTCTCTTGCGGTGGTCAGAACCGTTTCGGTGCTGGCCTTGATAAGTCCGTTGACACGTCCTGCACGATGAGCCTGTGTCACTTGTTCTTGTGACAAGGTGTCGATCGTGGCCATGTCCTCATCGGAATAACCTTCCGACTTCAGGGATGATTTCAATTGCTCGACCATCACATCCTGAAGTTCGTTTTTCATAAGGTTTCGCAAGCGTTTGTCTCCAGCCAATTCCGGATTATCAGAATTGAATGTCTCCAAACTCGTCTTCGATCGTTCACGCTCTTGAGCCTCAAGCACGGCTGTTTGTACCTGCTCCTGGTTAATGCCTTCGGGTGCGGGTTGCGCCACACCTTTACGCGCCTCGGCAATAACCGTTTTCAAAGCCTCAACGGCTTCTTTGGTATCTCCAACCTGGATTTTCTCAGCGATACCCGCCAGCGTTTCATCCAATTTTGGATCATCGCCGGTAGAGCTGTCGTCTGAAGTTTCATTGCTTGTGGTGGGTTCGGTAGGCGCGATCGGCGCCGCCGTTGTTGCTTTCTCCGCCTGGCGCAGAAGCTCAGTGGCTTCCTGCAGGCGCTTTTCTGCTGCCCCTTCCTTCTGGAAGTTGCGAACCAATTGCGATTGGCGCACTTCGCGCTCTTCGCCCTCGACCTTGACCTTTACAAGAGGATCATCGTCGTCTTCTGCTGCGGCTGGCTTGGCGGCTTCAGCGGGTGGATTTTCTGCATCGCCCTCTGCTGGCTTGTCGCCTGCCTTTTCGCCTTCGGCAACTTCTTCGTCCTGCTTGCCGGCCATAATGGCCTCTTCAAGCTCTTCCCGCGGGTCTTCCTCGTACTCCTGTTTTGGAATGGCGTCAGGATCTTCCTTTTCGCCTTCCTGCTCTTGTACGGCTTTCGCTGCGGATTCCTCTGCATCCGTCAATTCAGCCAGGTTATCGTCCAGACTGGGGTCTGAAACGTCATCCGGGCGTTCATCGATAGGCTTGTCAGATTTTTCGTCAATCATTGATGTCCTCGTTTGGGTTTGCTTCGTCGTACCCTTGGTCGATAGAAGCGTTTTTGATCACGTTTACAGCTTCGTCGCCTCGGGCGATGACGCTTGTAAGCGCATCCATCAGGTCGATATGCCTGTGAATTTTGCTTTGAAAGCCTTGGGCTTTCTTCAGACCTTCACTTGTGTACAGATCTGCGTAAATGAAATCGTCAACCGTGATATCCGCCTGACGCTTTATTTCCTCCATCACGGCACGCATTGGAGAGCCATCCTTGACCAGTTCGGATATCACCAGCTTGGAAGCTGTTTGCAGTGCCAGTAACGTTGCAATTTGTGGAATGTCCTCCAGTGGCGGGGACTCGTCCAATTGGTTTTCGTAGCCATCAAGGTTGCTCATTTATTGCTCCTGGTATGTCCCTGTAACAATCGGTCAATTGTGTTTGTCAGGCGGTTTATTGATGCATCCAAACTGCCTACTCTCGTTTCAATCACAGCCAGGCGTGGGGCGTCCGTTTTTTTGCTTCGCAGCTCATCTGTGTTGTGTGATATTTGTGCAGACATGGTGCCCATCCAGAATGAAAACACGATGGTTTGAAGCGCCAGACCGATCAGCAAACTCGGTTGAATTCTCCTGTCCAATGACCAATGGGACGTATCTGTTTGCGTTATTGTTTCCGTGTTTTCCGTCATGCGTCGCCCCGATCCTGATGTAAAAAAACCACCTCAATTGGGTGGCGTTGCAGTTGGACTCTCTTGATCCGCTTTATGCAGTCGATCGAGCCGGTTTTACAGTATGAATGCCGCTAAAACAGGCG